GCGCTCGACGGCATCCAAAAATTGGTGCTGTTGGCGATTCTTGACTACGGACGCATTGCCTACCCTCGCCAGGCGGTGCTGGCAGCGAAGTGCGGCATTAGCCGTTCGACTTGCCAACGCGCCCTGGAGCAACTGCGCGTAAGTGGCGTACTCACAACGAGTAGCCGAGGCAAGGCGCTCGTCTATCGGATCAACCTGACAGGCGAGGAGATGCCTCAAGTTGATGCATCACGAAGCATCAAGATGACGCAGGAGAAGCATCAAGATGATGCATCTAGCGGCGTCAAGATGACGCAGGGATCGGAACTAGTCCATTTAACTAGTCCACCTAACCAGGGAAACGCTACCGCGTTCAACGGGTGGGAGGTTCAAGATGACATAGCAAACCGGATCAAGCAAAGAGACCCGAGAGCGGACATCAAGAGCCACTGTTCGGTATGCCGGCGCGTACTCATCTCGCACGGTCTCAGCGACCGCGACGCGCTCGGCGCCTGGCGGCTCCTCTTGGAGCACTGGGCCCGCAGCGGCAATGACGCGTACAGCACACTGAAGTTCCACACCGAGAACCTGGCAGGCGCACGTGACGTCGCCAAGGTTGTCTTACATCGATTGCAGGGAGTCGCATGACACAGCCACAGAGCCTCGAAGACCAAATTCTCCAGCAAGTGCTTGTGATCCAAGCGCTACGCCTACGCATTGCTCGCATGGAGTCGATTTACACAACGCCACGAACCATCCGATCCACTGGGCAGAATGGGACAACCGAAGACACGCGCCATCAGCGTGACACTATCGAGGAATACGGGCCCAATACGCCTCGTTGTGTCACGGATCAGGAAGTCGAACAAGCGGAAGATGACGGAGCATGACCAATTCCCGCATGAAGGGCAAGAACGGCGAGCTCGACGCTTGCCGTGCGCTGGAGAAGTTGTTCCCATTTAAGTGGGAACGTACTGCCCAGCGCTATGGCAAAGGCAAAGCCGACATTGAAGCACAATGCAGCTGGCAGATACACGTTGAAGTAAAGCGCAGGAAATCAGGCTATTCGTACGTGTATGGACGTTTGAAATCCGATCCACTGATCAGCAGTGGAAGCCTGCTGATATGCCGGTTAAGCCGGTTGATGCAAGTCATGGACGATGGCATATGTCTGCCCAATGTTGCACCTCGATGCGCTGGCCTTGAGGATGCCATGTTGCAAGCGCGTACTGATGCACGTGTAGGGTGGCTACCCATTGTCCTTGCCAGGCAAGACGATGAAGAGTGGCTATTAGCGTGGAGGGAAGAGGTGGATACGCGACTCATGGAAGAGGTGCGAACATGGCTAGATGGAAGTACAAAGCCGATCTAGGCAAGACATTCAACTATGCGCACACATCGCGTTCACGTGGTGGTACATGGACACGCATAGCACGTGAGCATAAGGCTGTGCATATGTGCTGTGCTCACTGTGGTGGTGTTGCTGATCTTGAGACAGATCACATCGTGCCATTGCATCGTGGTGGTACGAACGAGTGGAAGAACTTGCAGTCGTTGTGCGTGGCATGTCACTCGCACAAGACCAATAACGAAAAAATTATTTGTCCAACTACCTTGGTTGATAAAAATAATAAAAAATGAGCCCCCCCCAAGGGGCCGAGCCCCCCCATACCCGTAAGGCACCGCGTGGGGGATCAGGCAAAACAGACACACGCCGTAAACACCTGAAACGACCGCCTTTATGCGCCGACCTAGCCGACGCGTACGCCGAATCGATTGCCAGCGGGAGCGCCGTCGCCAATCTGCGCATTGTTGATTCGTGCAAGCGCTACTTAGCCGAGCGGAAAGCGCCGGCGTCGCACGAAGTGTGGTGGGACGAGCCACGCGCCGAGGACGCTCGGGCGTTCGCACGCAAGTGTGGGCAAGGCGTGGAAGAAGGCGCGGGTCAACCACTGGAGTGGATGCCCTGGCAATGCATGGTGGCCATGATCTTGCTTGCCAGGCGTCGTGTGGTGTCTAAGGTGAAGACCGACACCCCGGCCACTAAGGCGCTGCTGCTAGTGGTGGCGCGAGGCAACGGGAAGACCGAGTTTGCCGCATCGATGATTATGGCGGCCATGCGCGACGCATCGCAAGCGCTTGAGTTCTCATCGGTGGCGCCGGATGGGCGTTTGGCACAGAAGACATTCGAGCGGATGCAGACGATGTGCCGCACGTTGGCGCACGATGACACTGACAAAGACGAGCAAGAATGGAGAGTTTCGGGTGGATCAACGCCAGCGCACCCTGGCAAAGTTAAACACGGTGGCAACCGGTACGTATCGCTGCCATGCACTGATGCCGCCCTTGACGGTTTGACGAGCAGGCTCACGGTGGCCGATGAGACAAGTCGCATGAATAAAGCGTTCGGGCGCTTGCTTACTGGTCTTGCCAAGTTTGCCACGTCGCAACTACTGGCGATCACTACTCCCGATCCAGAGCAGAAGACGCGCCCGATTTGGGGCTATTGGCAAGCGTGTGAGGCTGCAATAGCCGACGGAACCCCCTATCCGGCAGGGTGGTGGCCCATGATTTACGGCCTAGATACCGAGGATTCGGCCTCGGATCCCGCTGTTTGGGCGAAGGCGCACCCCGGTTTAGGCACAATTGTTGACCCAACGCAGCTGCAATTGGCGGCGCAAACGATGCTAAATACGGGCGATCCGGTGCAGATTGCCGAGTTCGAAACGCAGTTGGCGTGCAGATATCACACGATTGCGACCTCCGACATCGACACAGCCATACTCGAGCGGCAATTTGAGGAGGTTGATTGGACGCGATTGCGCGGTGCGCCGGCGGTGATTGCGATTGACCTGAGCCGCGGTGGCTACGGCCCGCAGCTCGACCTGACCGCCATGACCTTGATGGTGGTGGATGGCAAGATGATCCGCGGCCGCAACGTGTGCTGGTGGGCGGGCGTTGACATTGCACTCGACGAGAAGAAGTGCAAGAACCCATTGCAGCAATGGATTCAGGCAGGGCACTTGCGGCGTATGCCTGGTGAATGGCAGGACATGAGCGTGGTCGAGGCGGAGCTAGAGAACATGATCGCCACTTACGACGTTCGGAAGATCGGAGTCGACCCACATCCGGCGCAAGCGCGTGACATTAAGCGGTGGATTGACCGCGGATGGCCAATAGTCACAGTAGACCAGTCGATCCGCACGATGGCACCAGCTTTCAAATGCTGGGCAGACCTCCTTAAAAGTAGGCAATTGACCTACACCGCAGATCCAGTTTTGGTGTCCGGACTCGGTCAAATGACCCTAATTTCAGACAATGTGGGCAATATCCGGCCGGTAAAGGGACGCGGCGGCAAGGGGAACATGGACGTGATCGTCTCCGGCAACATGGCAGCGCTTCTGATGGAGCATCACCAGGTGCGCGAGTCGACCGGACTCAGCACAAGCGCTTGCCCGATTGGGTAGTACACTCTTGGCATCACAGCAATGTGGTGTGAGGTGCCGCACAGCGCCTCGCCTGAGTCCCCGCCCAGCGACTCAGTAAGACGGCTAACGCCGCCTCGGGACGCCCCGAGGGTTTGAACACAAACGCCGTAGCGAGAAATCGCCGCGGCGTTTGTGTTTGGTGGTTAAGAGTGGAACTACAGAAATCCGGGTTGACATCCTGAGGCACATTCGTTCCATGCGGGTGTGAGTCTATTCGCACGCTTCATGGGCTTCCGTTCAGCGACCGTCGTCTACGCACGACCGGAGCCACTTGCTACTCCTGCGATTAATTCGCTGCCAGCGGTGGTGCGTGCTACGCAACTCATCAGCGCAGACCTAGCGCGGCTCCCGTTCTCGATCATTGACGCGAGCGGAAGCGAGGTTGACTCACCAATCACGCAACTGATGACGCGCGAGGCTTCACGCTGGCAATCCGGCTACGAGTTCCGGCGCTATATCACGGCGTGTGCGCTCGAAGGCGGCAACGGTCTTGCCTTGATTCGCCGCGACAGTACCGGCGAAGTGGCAGAACTACAGCCGATGCCGATCGGCGCCGCGCAAGCGGAGATCACGGAAGACGGTTTGGTGTACCGCATTGGGGGTGCAACGCTGTCCAGTGATCAGGTTTTGCACCTCGGTTGCTACCCAAATGTCAATCAACCAGGGTGGTTTGTGGGCCCAATGGACGCCGCTCGCGCGTGCATGGATCTAGCCGCAGATCAAGAGGCAGCACACCGTTCGCTGATTAAGACGGGTTCAAGTGGCAAGGTTGCCATCTCTCACCCTGGTGCCATGTCCGATCAGACGGTGCAAGCCATCCGCGACGCATGGCAAACCATGCACGCAACGGCAGACGGCGCCTCGCGCCCGCTGATTCTGCGCGAGGGCATGAAGGCGGAGAAGATCAGTCAAGAGACAACGACGAGCAACATCGAAAGCCGCAAGTTCAGCGTGCAAGAGATTGCTCGGGCGTTTGGTGTGCCTCCTGAAATGCTTTACCAGCAGGGCGGCGGCGCTCTCTCTTCCCAATCTGAAACAGCACGCGCCTACGTCGATGGCGCACTTGCCCAATGGGTTAGCGCGTGGGAGTCGGAGATCACGCGCAAACTCTGCAATCCCGGTCAGCACGCTCGGCTTGATACCGACATCCTGCTACGAGGAAACATGAGGGATGCTGGCATGGCTCTGTCCAAACTCGTGCTGGCCGGGATTCTTTCGCCGAACGACGGACGCCGACGGATGGGCTTGCCCGAGATCGAGGGGCTTGACATGCCGTCTGTCTCCATGCCTGGTGCGCAAGCAAACGAAGAAGCCCCCGACGGCAGCAACGAGGACACCAATGCTTGAAATCCGCACTACGAAACTAGCCATGACAGGCGACAAGATCGGCGGCTACGCATCGGTCTATGACGCACCGAGTCACCCGCTGACCATTCGCGGCATCAATGGCGGCAAGCCGTTCACCGAGCGCGTTCAGCGCGGTGCGTTTGATTCGTCACTCAGTAGCAACATCTCGCTCCTTGTCGGTCACGACACGCGCGACTTGCTTGCAAACACGAAGAGCGGACTGCTGCAACTGCGCAGCGATCAACACGGCCTCGCCTTTGAGGTGACGCTCCCAGACACCCAACGCGCCAAGGACGTCCGCCAGTTGGTGGACGCTGGCGTCTTGTCTGAGATGTCTTTCGGTTTCCAAGTCATCGCCGACTCGTGGAGCGGCAACACTCGCACACTCTCGCAGGTTGCGCTGCGTGAAGTTTCCATCGTTGAAAACGGCGCTTATCCGCAGACGAGCGCTGAAGCAAGAACCCTTTCGTCGGGCATTGCCCGTCTTCGTCTGCGTTTAAGGATGCCGCTATGAAACTGTCCGAACTCTTTGAAAGCCGTAAGGCGCTCACTGCTGAGCGCGATTCCATTCTCGCCCAGGACACTATGTCCGTCGAAGTCGAGGCCCGTGGCCACGAAGTCGCCAACGAACTTACCAAGGTCGAAGCCGAGATCCGTTCCGCGCAACTGCGCGAGCGTTTCGCGTCATCGAGCGCTGTTGAGAACATGGTCAAGAAGACCGAAGAGCGCTCGCTCGAGTATCGCGATTCCAAGAAGTACGAGATGCAGTTCGCAAACTACATGCGCACTGGTGCAATCCCGGAACAGCGTGAACTCATCACGACCGCTTCGAGCTCGATTTTGATCCCGAAGCTGTACCAAGACGCCGTCCTAAAATACCTATCGGCTCAATCCGTAATTCGCGGGTTAGGCGACCTGCGGACAGGAGTTCAGGGCTACCAGGCGCTGCGCTACAGCACCCTGAAGACCGCTGATTACACGGCTGCATGGACACAGGCGGACTCCGCTACCGTTGCTGCAACCAATTCTGATCCTCTGTTCACCGAAGTGGCGCTTGCTCCGGTTCTTTGCTTGCCAAAGACCGAAGTGTCGCATCAACTCATTGCACAGTCTGACCCTGGATTCCCCGTGGAACAGGAAGTGATCTCGCACTTGCAGGTTCAGTTGTCGAAGAACCTTGAGTGGGGCTACATCGGTGGTACTGGCACCAACTCGCCAACGGGAATCTTTACCGTTAACTCCACAACCGGCATCAACATCACAACGGCAACCGCGACATCAGGTGCTGGCAACATCCGTACAGCATCTATCGGTGGCGTCACCACTGCTGGATGGTTGGCTAAGTTGACCGAAATGCGTTACAACAAGCTGCCAGCGGCATACTGGGGATCATCCGCATGGATCATCCCGCAAGATGTCTACGCAGTGATCGCCGGAATCGTTGTCAACAATGTCCCGCTCTTCGTTCCAAGCGCAGACGCTGGCATCACGAATGCTGCTCCGTTCACCTTGATGGGCTTGCCCGTCTACGTGACCGAGTACATGCCGGCGCAAATCACTACCAACACCACTGGCAAAAACTGCCTCGTAGTGTTGGGCAACATCAGTGAATCATTCGCCATGCGCGAATGGGGAACGATGTCAGTGACCCGCGACGAGTACAGCCTGAGCGGTACTGGCCGTATCCGTTACCAGGGCATGATGTTTGCCAACTCCAACTTCACCCGCGTCAATGCGCTGGTGCAGTTGCAAGTGACGAACGCCGGTTCGTAATTCTGATCCTCTCATCCTTTGGGTGGGTGGGGCTTCGGCTCCACCCCCCCTTAGCGAGGAACAATGGCTCTAGACCTAGCAAAGTTCAGAAGTTGGGCCCGCATTCCTCACACGGAGGATGACCCGGCTATTGGCATTGCTTGGTCTGCCGCCGTACGCGAACTAGAAGAGCGCACCGGATGGTGCGTGGAAAGTGTCACCAGGACGCAGTGGGTGCCCTCAGCGCCCTTGACGATCTACGGCGGTCTGTACCTCCGTTTGGAGCGCCAAGGCGACCTGGCGGGCACTACGGCCGTCTACAGCGATAGCACGACGGTGCCGCTCACCGGCACGTGCTCCAAGATCCAAATCAATGGCCTAATCTACGTCGATATGGAAATCGACAACCTGACATACCCGGTCACCCTGACCGTGACGGCCGGGAACGCAGCGCTCAACCCGCTGCTCGAGATGGCGCTTCTCCAGCGCGTCGCGCACCACGTCGCAAGCCGCGGGGATGACACGGTTGCCCTGGACTCGACGTACTGGGATCGGATCACCGGCATGATGAGCAAGGGCATCGGCTGATGGC